AGCATTAATATGGATGCGTAATGGTGGATATGTTGTAAATGGAGCAGATACTTGGCTTGACAAAAGGGAACAAGAGATTTATAATAGGGAAGGTAGATCATACTACTAAAGGGGATACATGGCTATTGAAAAAAGAATACAATTAGAAGACGACACACAGGTATCGGCTACTATGCCGACTGATGACGTATCTGTAACACCAGATGGTGGCGCAGAAATAACTTTAACAGATCAGCAAGAAATAGACGAAGCTACAGCAATGGGCATGATGGATGACGAAATGCCAATGCCTTTCGGGCCGCATGATGCAAACTTAGCTGAGATGATGACTGATGAGGATATCGATAGTGTATCCAAAGAGTTAATGGATGGTTTCGAAAAAGATAAAGAATCAAGATCAGAGTATGATGAGATTGCAGAAGATGGTGTAAATCTTTTAGGTTTACAATATGAAGAGGGGGCAGGTGCTTTTCCTGGAGCTTCTGGAGTTACACACCCTGTTCTTGCACAAGCTGTTGTAAAGTTTCAAGCAAAAGCATATAAAGAATTATTTCCAACTGAAGGCCCAGTTAGAACTAGAATTATGGGCGTCAATACACAACCTAAGATGGAACAAGCAAATCGTGTAAGACAATTTTTAAATTGGCAGACACAAATGCAAATGCCAGAGTATGGTCCTGAGTTAGATAAAATGTTATTTCATGTTGCCCTATATGGAACAGCATTTAAGAAAACATATTGGAATCCTACATTACAAAGACCAGTTACAGAATTTATTAAAGCTCAAGATTTTTTTATTGATTACTATGCATCTGATTTAGAAACTGCAGAAAGATATACACATAAATATTTATTATCAAAAAATGAAATTAAGAAGATGCAACTTGCAGGAATATTTAAAGATGAAGAAGTTGATCCTGATTATAATATAGAACAAACAGCAGCACAAGAAGTTGAAGACGAAGTCGTTGGTGTATCTAAACCAGGAAACAATGACGACTATATAGAAATTTTAGAAGTACATACTAATATAGATTTACCAGGATATGAAGATCCAAATGGTATCAAACTACCTTACATCGTACACATGACACAAGACGGAGTAGTTCTTTCTATTAGAAGAAACTACGATCCAGATGATATGTTACGTAAAAAGAAAATGTATTTTACACATTACAACATGATTCCAGGATTAGGATTTTATGGTTATGGTTATATACACTTAATAGGTGGTTTAACTAAAACAGCTACTTCCTCTATGCGTCAGTTAATTGATGCGGGAACCTTTGCGAACTTGCCAGGTGGTTTCAAGGCACACGGTTTACGTGTCCTTGCACCTGACGAGCCTATTGCACCAGGTGAGTTTAGAGAAGTAAATGCACCTGCAGGTGACTTAGGAAAGTCTTTACAGATTCTTCCATTCAAAGAACCATCATCAACTTTATTTAATTTAATGGATTATGCGTCTAAACTCGCAGCTCAATTCGCAGATTCTACTGATAATATAGTAGATAATGCGACAAACTATGGGCCAGTCGGAACGACTATGGCTCTGCTTGAACAGTCTTCAAAGCTGTTCAACGCTGTGCATAAACGTCTACATGCCGCACAAACCAAAGATCTGAGAATATTAACAAGGCTAGACTTTGAATATCTCCCAGACTTGTATCCCTATGAAGTGGCGGGCGGAGCACAGCAAGTATTCAGGAAAGATTTCAACCTAAAAAGTATAGACGTCATTCCTGTATCCGATCCTAACATGCCAACAGAAGCACACAGGATTGCGAAAATAAATGCCATCATGTCTATCGCTCAACAGAACCCAGCTGCTTACAATATGGAAGCAATAGGTATGGAACTGTTTGCAGCGATGGGCGTGGAGGAACCACAAAGATATTTAAAACAATCACAACAACCATTTACTGCTGATCCTATATCAGAGAATATGGCGTCATTAAAGGGGGCACCTTTAAGACCAAGACCAGATCAAAATCATGATGCGCACATTGTCACACATGGTATGTTCTTACAGAACCCTGCGTACAAAACTAATCCACAAGTACAACAGTTATTAGCTTCACATATTCAAGATCACTTAGCACTTAAGTATCAGCAAGAAATGGCACAGATGATTCAGAATCCACAAGCACAACAAATGATTATGTCTGGACAACAGATGCCGCCAGAAATGGAAAATCAAATTGCACTAATGGCTGCACAGGCTGCTGACAAAGTAAATCAGTTTGATGAAGAGAAACAAAAAATTATGGCTGGTGAAAACAAAACTCCAGCTGAAGAACAGTTAGATATACAAAGAAAAGATTTAGCTTTACGTGCACAAAAATTAATGCAAGATATGAAAGTACATGAAGATAAAATGGACTTAGAAGAAAGCAAATTAATGATTGATGATGAAAACAAAGATCAAGATCGTAAACTAAAAGAAGCACAGATGGGCATGGATGCAGCAGCAGATATGACATCTAATGTTGAAGGTATTATAAACGCTACAGTAAGGAGAGGTTAATGAAACAAGCGGCTAAAAATAAAATTAAAAAAGTTTCTAAGATGTTAAACAAAGCATCAAGAGCTCATGCTGGTCAATCTAAAGTATTGAAAGGACTATTGAAAAATGGCAAAGGCAAAAGCAAAAAGTAAATCAAAAGTTAACCAAGCTGGTAATTATACTAAGCCTGGATTAAGGAAGCGAATCTTTAATCGTATTAAAGCACAAGCTTCACATGGAACGGGCGCGGGACAATGGAGTGCTAGGAAGGCGCAAGCATTGGCCAAGGCCTATAAAAAAGCTGGAGGAGGATATAAGTAATGCCAGGATATGCAATGAAAGTGCCTGCTGCTAAAAAGAACAAGCCTAAAAAAGCTAAGAAACTTAAAGGTAAGCAGAGCAAAATAGACGCAAACAAAGATGGTAAAATCACTAAAAAAGATTTTATGATGCTTAAAAAGAAAAAGAAAAAATAGGAGTACTCATGGATAAGATAAAAAATATTTGGAGTATGATTAAAGATAGTTCTAAGAAAGAAAAAATTCTAGGAGCAGCTGTAATTATACTTGCACTTATCATTATTTTTTAATGCATAAAGAAGAAATATTAGAGGCTCTTAGTAAAAAGTACGAGGCTCAGATAGCTGAGGCTAAGACTACGATAAATATTTATTTATCAAATCCTGTGGGTATTGGGGAACATCCCCAACACCTGGAGGAGATAGATAAACTTATGGGAAATATAGCTGATGCTGAAGATAAACTAGATGCAATCAGGAGACATTGGGATGGCTAAAAAGTTAGCTAAATCGCAAAAGAGTTTAAAAGACTGGGGTAAACAAAAATGGCGAACGAAGTCTGGGAAGAAATCAAGCGTTACTGGGGAAAGGTATCTACCAGAGAAAGCGATCAAAGCTCTGTCATCTGCGGAGTATGCGGCAACGACACGAGCAAAGCGAAAAGGAACAAAAAAGGGCAAACAGTTTGTGAAGCAACCGAAAGGGATTGCAAAGAAAGTAAGGAAGTATAGATAGTGGCTAAAGATCCTAGACTAAAACGTGCAGGAGTTACAGGTTTTAATAAACCAAAACGTACTCCTAATCACCCTAAGAAATCACATATTGTAGTTGCCAAAGAAGGTGACAAAGTTAAAACAATTAGGTATGGTCAGCAAGGTGCAAAGACAGCTGGTAAACCTAAAGCAGGAGAGTCTGATAGAATGAAGAAGAAAAGAAAATCATTTAAAGCTAGACATGCAAAGAATATTGCAAAAGGTAAAATGTCTGCTGCATATTGGGCTAATAGATCTAAGTGGTAAAAAGAAAAGATCCTAAAAAAGGAACAGGTAAAAAACCAAAAGGCAGTGGCCGTAGACTGTATACTGATGAAAATCCAAAAGATACAGTTAGTATTAAGTATGCAACACCAGCAGATGCTAGAGCTACAGTTGCTAAAGTAAAAAGAATTAATAAACCATATGCACGTAAAATTCAAATCTTGACTGTAGTAGAACAACGTGCTAAAGTAGCAGGTAAGACACAACAAGCTGCAATAGCAAAGAGAGGTAAAGAAGCATTAAAGAAAGCTCGTGGTAAAAAGTAATGTCATTTTTAGTTGCTAATGTGCCACCTGTAAAAGTTTATGTTAAGAAACAATATTTATATGATCATCAAAAAGGACATGGAGAATACGTAGAAGGTGTTTGGGCTACTGTTAAGTCAATCCAGGGCAGAGCGCTCTACTTTGAAACGTATCTGCCAGAATATGCTGCTCTTTATGATAAGCTCCCTATCAGTGCTTTTGTTAGTTCCCCTGATGTTAAAGATGATCTTCCATTAGAAGAACTAGAACTATGGGATGCTTTTAGTTATCACATTACTGTAATAGAAAAAACAACTGTGCCCCCTAGGGCTAAATACTTATCACCAGCAAAGCAATGGTATCAAGGTGAATATTTGTTTACAATAGATAGTTGTCATGCAGATCACAATTTACCTAATATAAACTACTCGCAAGTTCCTGCAGAACACAAATCTTTTAATATTATAGAATTAGATAACGGACATTTTGCAGCACAACCTAATAATAGAACTTTATTTTATGATAAATCATTAACACCATCAGAACCAAAACAACCAGATTTTAAAGTATCTACTATAGAATATAATGTAGA